GATTCTATAGCGTGGTGTTAGGCGAAACGGTCCCGTCTCAAGTGACGGAAGGCAGTTCGACCTCCAGCGAAGCGATTGAATTGCGTGTAGCGGATAGCGTCTACACGAACAAGTTGGCGGTGCTGAACGGGCTGAAAGCCATTGAAGGCTATCTGCAAACCGTGGAACCGTCCATCATCAGCTAGCACGGGGGACGAGTGAGAGTCTGTGTCGCAGTCCCGAACGGAGGCACCATCAAGTCGCGTCTCATGACCGACTTGGTGGCTGCGCTCTTTTCGGCTCGCAATACGATTAGCTTTTTGTGGGCCGAAACCGAAGGGACGCTCGGCCCACATAACCGATGGCTCGCGGCGAAACAAGCCGTGGACGCTGGGGCCGATTACCTCTGGCTGATCGACAACGATATGTCCATCCCGCCGACGGCGCTCCCGATGCTTCTGGCGGCGGATAAAGACTTGATCGGCGCGGATTACAACTACCACAAATTCCCGTTGCAGACCGTCGTCAAAGTCTTAGATGCCGAGGGCAACGTGACGTTTGCCGATGAGTCCACCTTCCCGAACGAACCCTTCCGCTGTCATGCGATTGGCTCGGGCTGCAAGCTGGTGAAAGTCAGTGCGCTCCACCGCATTCCGCAACCCTGGTTCGCATTGGCATGGGATGAACGGGGCGCACTCTCCAAGACCGATGATGTGTGGTTCTGCGAACAAGCGGCGAAGGCCGGCATTGAAACGTGGTGTTACCCGAATCTCGGCGTGCGCCACATCGGGGACCATCTGTACTGAACGTGAGGGGCTATGGCAACGAGCGTGGTGTCGATTGCGAATCTCGCCCTGCAAAAGCTCGGGGAGTCGCCTATTGTCTCGATGAGCGAAAACAGCGGGGCCGCTCGTGCCATGAACGCCTGCTACGAGGCGATGCGGGATCGGGAATTGCGGGCGAATTTGTGGAAGTTTGCCAAACGGCGGGCGACCCTCGCCGCGCATGTCACCGAACCGGATTTTACCTTTGGCTATGCCTTTCCCGTCCCGTCTGACTTTCTCCGCTTGATTAAACCTGCCCGCGTCGGCCTGGACTGGCACCTGGAATATCATGAAGGCGTCCTCGCCATTCTGACGAACGACGGCGACAGCCTCGAAATTCGCTATATCGCCAAGATCACCGACCCCCCACTCTTTGACCCGCTCTTTGTCGAAATGCTGGCGTGCAAGATGGCCGCGCATTGTGCCGAAGCCCTCACGCAATCCAACAGCAAAAAGCAGGCGGCGATGGAAGAGTACAAAGAGGTGCGGCGGGAAGCGCGGCAGATCAACGCCTTTGAAGTGAATATCCAGCCGGTGCCGGTGGACGAATGGCTCACGGCGCGGTGGCATGGGCAACTCATCAATCAGGAATGGGACGAAGAATAAGGAGGCAGTATGGCCGCAGGCGCATGGACATTCACCGACAATACACGCACGTATCTCCTCAATGGGACATTTGATCTCGATACCGACACCTTTTACATGGCGCTGTTTCTCTCGACCTCGAATATCGGGGCGTCTACGACCACCTACGCCGGATTGACCAATGAACACGCCAATAATAACGGCTACACGACTGGCGGGATTGCGCTGGGGTCACTGGCGTTGTCGGGCACCTCGACCGTGACCGTTGACGAAACCACGAACCCGGTCTGGACGGCTTCAGGCGGGTCAATCACCGCACGGTTCGCCGTCATTTACGAATCGGGCGGGAGCGTGCTCTGCTATTGCCTGTTAGATAACGCCCCCGCTGATGTGACGGCGACCGATGGCAATACCTTAACCGTCACGTTCCACGCGAGCGGGATCTTCAGCTTAGCGTAAGAGGGATATGGCCTACCCCGTCGTTGCCGCAACCAATACGACCGCCGATACCGACGGCACTAGCACGGTTATCAATATGCCCGCGTCGATCAGCGCGGGCGATCTATTGATTGTGTGGGATGCCAACGATGCGACGGGGACGCCTCGGTCACAGTCCGGAGGGAGCGATTGGACGCGCATTAGTACGGGAGCCAACGGGACCACAGTCTCGATGGCGATCTTTGCCAAGATTGCGGCTGGGGGCGATACCTTGACCTTGGCGGGAGCCGCGCAGGATAGCGCGACTGTCAGCGTGCGGATTACCGGCCACGGCGTAACCAATGTCCGCGTGGATATTATCATCGGGACGCCGGCCACGGGGACCGATGCCGCGCCGGACCCACCCACGGTGACGCATGGGGGGCCGCAGGATTACCTCGTGATTGAAGGATTCTCAGCGGACGACGATACCGAAACCGCGACTTATTGGAGCACGAACTATAGTGCCGTGAACTGGGCGCAATCGGCCAATTCGACGAGTTCCTGCATGGTCGCACTCGGGCAGCGCAGCGTCAACGGCACCAGCGAGAACCCCGGCAAGATGGCTCTCGGGGGGGCCGAAGCGTGGGTGGCACAGACGCTCAGTATTCCGCCAGTCCTGCCGACGTTCTATCAAAAGTATAGCGATGCGTTTACTCGGGCCGACAACACTGATCTTGGGAGCGAGTGGGATGCAGGCTATACCGGGCGTGACCCGATTAATCTCGTCTCAAACTCTGTGCGAGCGACCACGCTAAACGTGAACGCCGTAGAATCACAAAATGTCTACAGCGCCCCGGCAGATCAGTGGTGCCAATTCACGCTGGGGACATGGAGCGGAGCGGTTAACTCTGGGTTGACGTTGATCTATCGCGCCGCCGCTCCATCTACGGTAACGTGGATGGAATGCGACATCCACATCAACACCACCGAGACGCGAATCTCTGAGCGTGTGGCAGGGGCGCGAACGGGACTTGCGACCGAATCGACGACGACGTATGCGACAAACGATGTGATTCGCTGCTTTTCGATTGGGACGCGGCACGTCATCCAAAAAAATCAGGTCAGCGTCTTGGTCGGGGTCGGGTCCGGCGTCACCTCTGGTAGCCGGTCTGGGCTCGATATATTTGTGGCCACAGGGGGGAGTTTGGCGAATGTGACGGTGCTGGATTTTCAGGCCGGCGATTTTGTGGCACCCGGTAAAATAAACCCGACGATAATACAGACGGCGGTGCACCGATCATTTTCGTGGTAAAGGAGCACTTATGGATGCAGTCTATGTGAGTTGCAACATCACCCCGTTTGCGGCGACAACCGGGGCCAAAACGATTCTGAAACTGATCTCTCCGACCGGTTTCAATATCAAGGTGCATGAAATCGGCCTCTCGACCGATGGGGTGACTTCTTCGGCAGTACCCATGACGGTCGATTGGGGGACCAGTGACGAAACCACGGCAGGCACGGGTGGAGGATCTCCGACGACGATCCAGATTAAGGGGCAGACCATCGCGCACGGCATTACCCTCGGCGCGAATTTCACGGCGGAAGGGACCACGTATACCCCACACCAGAAAGTCTATGTCCCGCAGTACATGGGGATCTACGTTCATCAGTTCCCGTTGGGGTTGGAGCCGGTGTCACCGGCCGGAACAGCCGACAGCTTTTTTGTCCGGGTCAACGTGTCTGCCAACGTCAACGTGCTCTGTTGGGTGAAATGGAGCCGCGCATAATCGCATGGCACGGTTAGGCCGCGCACAATCGTTTCCCGTGAAGGCGTCTCACGGGATCATCCAAGTCCCCGTTGAGGTCATTGTCGGGGCGCTTGCACTCACGATTACGACCTTTGCGCCAACAGTCACGGTATCCGCGCATCAGAACGTCACGCCGACACCGGCCTCCTTGACCGTCACGACTTACGCCCCGACGGTCTTTGCCTCTAATCATAAGAATGTCACGCCCTCGCCCGCATCGCTGACGGTCGCTACCTTTGCGCCGACCGTCTCAGTCTCTGACAATAAGAACGTAGTGCCATCTCCCGCGTCCTTAACGGCCACCACCTACGCACCTACGGTGGCGGTGACGAACAATAAGAATGTCACGCCGTCTCCCGCGTCCTTATCTGTGACCACGTATGCGCCCACGATTACGGTTGGTCAAAATGTCACCCCATCCCCCGCGTCTCTGACTGTCACGACCTACGCCCCGACTGTGGCGGTCACGGCGCACCAGAATGTGACGCCTACTCCTGCGTCCCTGACGGTCACTCGGTACGCGCCCACGGTCACAGCCTCCAATCATCAGACGGTGACGCCAAGCCCTGCGTCGCTCACGCTCACGACCTATGCCCCGACTGTGGCCGTGGGCGGCAATCGGAATGTCACGCCCGGAACGGCCACGCTGACCGTGACCACGTATGCGCCCACGGTCACGGCGACGGCGCACCAAAATGTCATGCCGAGCCCTGCGTCCTTGACGATTACGACCTACGCGCCCACGGTCACGGTGGCCAGCGCAAGTGCCGAGGTGACGCCCGCGCCCGCAATCCTGACGATCACCACCTACGCTCCGACCGTCGTGGTCACGCAAGATCCGCCCCCGAAGCGCAATTACAACACACGGGGCCTCATGCGCGGCAATCGGGAAGCGCCATATTATCCTGAGTCTCCCTGGCGATCCTGGCGAGGACGAACCTAAATGCCGAACGCATCCCCGATTCAAAACAACTTCACCTCGGGCGAGTTCTCCGGCCTCATGGCGGGGCGGGTAGACTTTGAGCGGTACAAAACCGCCGTTAAAGTCGGCACGAACCAACTGGCCTATCTCCAAGGCGGCGTGACACGACGGCCAGGGACGTACTTCTGCGATGAAGTGAAGGACTCTACGAAGGCGACGCGCATTGTCAAATTCAAGTATTCCACCGTCTCGGCCTTCGCCTTAGAGTTTGGCGACCAGTATATCCGCTTTAAGAAGAACCGCGCCCCGATCTACGACCTGACCCTGACCATCACCGGCATCTCAGCGGCGGCGGTGGGCGTGGTCACGTACACCGGCACCGACCCCTCCAACGGCGATCATCTCGATCTCAGTAGCGTGGCGGGCATGGTGGAGATCAACGGCTTGCGCGTCGTGGTGTCGAACGTGAACGGCGGGGCCAACACCTTTGAGATGAAGTACCTCGACGGGACGGATGTGGATACGACCGTGTTCACCGCCTACACAAGCGGCGGCAGTGCGAAGCGGGTCTATACGCTCACATCGACCTATCTGGAAGCGGACCTGTTTCAACTCAAGTTCAAACAGTCCGCCGATGTGCTGTACATCTGGCACCCTGACTACCCCGAACGGAAGCTGTCCCGCGTGACCGATTCTAGTTGGACGCTCACCAGTACGACCTATCTGGACGGCCCCTACATGGCGGAGAACACCACGTCTACTACCTTGACGCCAAGTGCCTTTGCGCCAGGGGCAGGTGTGACGCTGACGGCCTCTTCTGTGACGGGAATCAATGATGGGGACGGATTCAAAACAGCCGATGTGGGGCGGCTCGTTCGACTGAACCGAGGCGGGACTTGGGGCTACGTCCTGATTACTGGGTGGACATCTACCACTGTCGTTACCGTTACCGTCATTAACACCCTCACGAGCACGGCGGCGAAAACGTCCTGGCGCATGGGGCTGTATTCCGATACGACGGGCTACCCGGCGTGCGGGACGTTCTACGGCGACCGGCTCTATCGGGGTGGGTGCCCTGAAATCCCCGAACGGTTCGACGGCTCCAAGGTGGGCGACTACGACAACATGGCCCCTTCAGGCGTCAGCGGCACGGTATCGGACGATAACGCCGTCTCCTTCCGCTTGAACTCCGACGATGTGCAAACGATTCGCTGGATGAACGGGACCAGCAACGGCATTGCGATAGGCACGTTTGAGGGCGAATGGCTCGTGACCCCTTCGACGCAGAACGAAACCATCACCCCGACGAACGTCAACGCCAAGCAATCGACGGGCTGGGGCAGCGAGGACATTCAAGCGGTGAGGGCCGGTCAAACCATGCTGTTTGTGGAAGCGGGCGGGCGGCGCGTACGCGAGATGAACTATCTCTACTACGAGAACACCCTGCAATCGCTTGATACGACGGTGCTGGCCGATCACATCACCAAGGGCAACTTCGATCCGGCAGACCCGCTCGCAGAGGATTCGACAGATGCGCTCTCCGGCATCGTTGAAATCGACTATCAGAAGAAGAAGATCCCGACGCTGTGGGCGGTGCGCAAAGACGGGATGCTCTTAAGCCAGGTCTACAGCAAAGACGACAAGGTGTCGGGGTGGTTTCGGCAACCGTTGGGGGGCTACAGCAACGCGGGGCATACCGTGGGCGCACTGGTCGAATCGCTCTGTGTCATCCCGAAATCGGACGGGGCTTACGATGAAGTCTGGCTGATCGTCAAGCGGTACATCAATGGCCGCACGGTGCGCTATACCGAGTTTCTGACCGACATTTGGGAACAGGGGAATGCGCGGGACACCGCGATCTATACCGATTGCACGCTGACCTATGACGGGGCCTCAACCGGCACGGTCTACGGGCTGCACCATCTGGCGAACGAGACGGGTGTGGCCGTCGTGGTCGATGGCAAGGAATTGTCAGACACCGGCTCGCAAAGCGTGCAAACAACCGGCGTGATCGAACTGAATGTCGAAGATGAGGGATCGGTGATTCATGTGGGATTCCCCTACGAGAGCGATGGCATCTGCT